CGTATCGTAACTCAGAATTTTCTGTAATTCCTGGAATAAGACCATAATTATCTACGTATACATTTGCTCGATGTTTAACAGTTGAACTGTTTTTATCGAACTTTCTAAATGTAAAGCTATCTTGTAACATTTCTCTACTAATATCTGTATTTTTATCAATTGGCATCCCAGCAATTGGTGTAGTTTCATCAACAGTACCACCGAGAATCTTGTATACCATTGTGTTTAACTTACTTGTATCAAGATTAATACGATTTACATACAACAGATATTTATCAGTAACAGTAAACTTATTTTGTGCAACTGAAATTCCATTTATAGCTTTATCAATAGAAGATACTGCAGACATTACAGCTGCTAATGGTGCTAATGGAACTATTGGTGTAATAACAGCTGCAACTTTTGATATAGCAGAACCCAAAGCACTAGTAGGATTTTGTACCTTCTTCGATGATGGTGATGCTGGAGATGGATCTTCCATTCTCCAAACTGCAACACTATTATCTTGAATTTTTACATTTGCTGAATACCGTTCGCCACTTGCTTTTTGAGGACCTAGTTTTGCAAGCTCAATAGTTGTAAGAACTAGATTTGCATCAATTGGAAATGAATATCTGTTTGGATTTACTTTCCTAAAACTATTAGCAGCTGTTAATACATCGAACCTGTCGAATATCTTTGTAGCTTGATTGATAATACGACTATCTTCTGTCGATGTTTTTTGCATAACACTATCAGATGAATCAGATGGATCATAATATCTAGAAGCACCTATACCAATATGGCCTTTTACTGCATATCCAGCTCCAGGAATTAGACCACCCCAGACTCTTGCATATTGAGCATACATCGACAGTGGATTAAAAATCTTTGTTTCAAGTGTAGGATTTGCTAATTGTAGTAAAGTTCTGTTTAACAAAAACTGAACACCTGGTTGTGAAATTAAGAATCGAGTTATTCTATAGATATCATTTGCTGCTGGGCCTAGTGGTAAAGCACGACTGCCAAGACTATTAAGGCGTTTTGTATCTGGACTATCGTATGGAAAAACTTCAACGTATGGTTGACCGCCAGCTGGTAAACGACTTTTCCAAGGACCAACAATTGACTTGTCATCTGGATATGATTTAACAATAGTACCACGCTTAATAGAACGAGCATAACCTTCAGGACCTAAATAAATAGATACATCATTTGGTGATGAAGGAAATGTGCCAAGATGTGCAAATGGACTCGATTTATATTTGTCTTCTAATATCATTCAACATCCTTATTGTATAGGATTCGATGCAGCCATAGCTAATCGAGAACCCACTTTTCTTCCATCTAAAAATACATCTCCACCCAGTTTTACTGCATCTAAGATTTCTTGTAGCAAGTTCAACAAAGCTGGGTCAGATTGAGTTTTTACACCCTCTGGTTCTAGTGGAATAACGGCTTCAGGAGTACTACCTTCACCAATCATTGAAAGTGTTGGTTTTGTTACAATA